ATATCATCTTCCTGCACAGAATGTAACTATCCATTCTGACACTAGTAGCTACATTGAGAAATTTACATATGATGGTCATGTTGACTATTCTACGAAAGAAATAATACATATTAAAGAAAACTCATTTAAATCGATCTATCGTGGAACACCAAGGTTAAAGCCAGCGTATAGAACAATGTTTTTACTAGATAACATGAGGAAGTTTCAAGATAACTTCTTCAAGAATGGAGCAGTTCCAGGATTAGTACTTAAAAGCCCTAACACTCTTTCTGAGAGAATTAAAGAAAGAATGCTGCAAGCTTGGGCTACGAGATACAATCCAACAACGGGCGGTAAACGTCCTCTTATTTTAGATGGTGGCATTGAAGTTGATGATTTAACAAAAATTAACTTTAAAGAACTAGATTTTCAGACATCAATCACTGCGAATGAGAAAATAATTTTAGAAGCTATGGGTGTTCCACCTATACTTTTAGACGGTGGGAATAATGCAAACATTAGACCTAACCATAGACTTTATTACTTGGAGACTATTCTTCCAGTAGTAAGAAAAATAGCTTATGCTTTTGAAAGATACTTTGGATTTGCACTAACGGAAAATGTAACAAATATTCCAGCATTGCAACCCGAATTACGTGACCAAGCTGCATACTATGCAACACTAGTCAACACAGGCATAATGACACCAAATGAAGCTAGAGACGCAATGGGTCATGAACCTTTAGAAGGACATGACGAATTGAGAGTCCCAGCTAATATAGCGGGTTCAGCAGCGAACCCCGAAGAAGGTGGAAGACCACCGCAAGAAGAGGAACAGGATAATGGCGAACAAGAAAGCAATTCTTAACCAATTAGCAGATTATTTTGCTGACAAAGGTATGATGACTCCTTCTGAGTATAAAACAGCAGATGACGCTCCAATGCGTTATATGTTAGCAAAGAGACCTTTTGGGTCTTGGACGCGTATGCAAGGAATGATAAAGTCTAACTTTCCAACCCAATGGGCCAAAGCTATGGGCGTAGAAGCAGCAGCACCAGTTGTTGAAAAAGCACCTAAAGTGGCTGCACCTAAAAAAGCAGCAACGGCAGCTCCCAAAAAAGCTAAGAAATAAGGTAGGTACATATGGAGAAAATTTTTCATTGGACAAATACTTTCAAAACTCTTGGTGAGGACGAAAATGGCAGCGTTGATATTAAAGGATTAGCGTCTACTAATGCAGTCGACCGAGCAGGAGATGTTATTAATCATGATGCATGGATTAAACAAAATGGATTAGAGAACTATAAATCAAATCCAATTGTTTTATTTAATCATGACTATAACAAACCCATAGGTCGTGCAACTTCGTTGGAAGTTACAGACAAGGGTCTCGAATTTGGAGCGAAAGTTTCCAAGTCCGCAGGCGAAATAAAAGATCTTATTAAAGATGGTGTTCTTGGAGCCTTTTCTGTCGGTTTCAGAGTCAAGGACGCAGATTATAACTCAGAAACTGATGGATACACAATAAAAGATGCCGAACTATTCGAAGTATCAGTTGTCAGTGTACCTTGTAACCAGGGAGCTATGTTCTCGGTTTCAAAGTCATTCGATAGCATGGAAGAATACAACGATTGGAAAAAGCACTTTAACACTAACGAGGCTCAGAGCTTTTCTGCGCCACAAGCCGAGGATAAAACCTCAAAACAGGAGACTAATATGTCAAATGACACTAAAACTCCCGAAGCTAATAGCGACATCGACTTGAAAGCTTTTGCAGAAGAAGTAGCGAAATCAACAGCTGCTAAAATTGCAATGCAACAGGCCGAAGCTAAGGCTAAGGAAATTGCAGACGCTGAAGAAAAAGCAGTTCAAGAAGAAGTTGAGCTAGCAGAAAAGGAAGCAGAGCAAGAAAAAGTTAAAACTATAGTTGAAGTTGGAATGTCTGGAGCTGAACAGCTCATGAATGACGTTGAAAAACGTGTTTCAGAAAAACATGAAGACCTAGAAAAAGTAGTCAATGAACTTCAGTCCGCACTTAAAGATAAAAAAGAAGAAATCGAAGCAATTCGTGAATCTAAAAGAGTCTTTGGTGATAGACAAAATTCTGACTGGCAAAAAGCATTCCAAAGCGACATTGATGACGCTTGGGTAATGGGACTTGCTACAGGTAAAGGTTACGATACTAAACTTGGTAGAGAAACAATGGAAAAAGTTAACGCCATGTCAGGCGTTGGAGTTTCTTCCGCTGATTTCGAGCAAACAGTATCAACAAATATTGAAAGAGATATTCAACTAGAATTAGTACTAGCACCTCTATTTAGAGAAATCGCTATGACTTCTGCTACACAAATCATTCCAATATTACCAGATGCTGGGTACGCTGAATTTACAGCTAACCAAGCAGCTAGTGGATCTTCTCCACATGGTAACTTGGAAGAAAGAGGCGATACTTATGATGGAACATATTCAGGTATCGACTTAACTGAAAGAACTCTTTCCACTAAAAAACTTATTTCTCAATCTT